TCTGATGGACCAATCTGTACTTGTGTAGATCGTGAACGCTTAGCATCACCTGCACGTAGTGCAGTAAGTAATAGTTCCTTTGGGTCAGTCACTTCTTGTACTTCCAATCTACCCATAAATCAAATGCTCTACCAATAACAATACCTAGCATTAGTCCTAGAAGAAAAGCTGTCATATTCTGTGTGCTCCAGCTTCGTCTGCTTGTTTATGCAACAAGAAAGCAAGTCTACACGCTTTCCATCCTTGCTCAAACCAATAGTGTGCAGCGTATTCACTTGTTGCCATTACATCTTTGAACTCTGGTTCTACATAATCGTATGTATTAAACTCCATAGCTCCTCCTAGAACCGTTCTTGAACTACTAACTGTATGGGCTTACCAGTGTTAGCGTCAAGGACCGACGCAATCTCTACTGCTTTACGGGCGTGTCTCTTTGCGTAGGCTAACTCCATATCAGGTTTGCAAATTGAATACAGGTAGCCAAGAGCAAGCTGACCCCCACTACCAATGCCATACGCTCCGTGATTTGCTTGGAAAAAAGAGAGATCACAAGCAATACGAAAGATATTGCCGTTAAAAGCAATGAGATAATCGAAGCCACCATCTTTGTCCACCTTGTTGTAGTCGTAGTTATTGTCATTAAATGCTGTGAGAATACTTGGGATAATCTTGCGACCCATAAATTGTGCTGGGTCTTCACCTTTGTAAATAGGTGGCTTCCAGTTGTAAGCAAGGATATCACCAGGCCTTGTATCCCCTGAGATACCAATGAGATACTTACCAACCTCAACAATCTTCGGCGTACTCGTTGCTAACGTTACTAGGTTGTCCTCGGTAATCTGTGAGTCAGCTACTAGAACAGCGTAATCAATACCTTCAAGTGCCGCGATTGTTGTCATACTAGAGAGCATACCAGTCCTCGGCGTGTCGTCGCGTAGCGACACCTACTAGGCGTTACAATATGAGCCGTGAGGCGAATTAAACAGGACAGGCGGCCCTCTAGGGGCCGCAGCAGTAACCGTACAGTAACCCTGCGGTTCCGTCTACCAATCCTGCCATCGTTTAGATGGCGTAGGAATGCCCTTCCTGAGCCTTTCGGGACCGATCTGCGGGGTTTAGGACCACTTCACGTGTGTCCGTGTGGCTCACAAGTCTTTAGCGTTATGGCCTCCTTTGAAGACTACGAGCTGGTCTGGTACTTCCTTGATGCAACCTGTGTCAACTGTGGGAATCTAGTAGTTGTCCCTTGTCCAGTAGACAAAGATGCAACACAAACTCAGTAATCATAACGAAGAAGAACGCACTGCTACGTGCTCTATTTGTGGTCCAACCAAGATGAAGTTACGAGATAAGAAGAACCCACTTTCTAGTAGGTATCGCTGTCGCACAGTATGGAAGCGAACCTATAACAACAGCGTCTATCCATATGCTAGACATAAAGGCACAGAATGTCAACAGTGTGGCTTCATACCAGTACACATCTCTCAGTTAGATGTAGACCACATAGACGGTGACCGTTGGAATAATGAGCCACACAATCTACAGACCTTATGTGCTAACTGCCACCGGCTAAAGACTCACCTATCAGGTGATAGTAACTCTGGCATATTTTAGGCATAAAAAAAGAAGCCCACCCCTTTCGGGGTGAGCCTCTTCATTTGCCTCGCGCTTACTATAAAGGATTAGATTTCCTTGTCTAGTACCAATCCAAACTCTTCTTCTGTCTTATCTGCCCACTTGATGGCAGGAGCTGCGACAGCGCCTAGTAGGACCGCATAGTGCGGAGCCATATCTGTTAGTAGTGCAATGCCCATAGCAATTGCAGCACCTGCAACAGCACGGATGTACGACTTAGCAATTGCCTTGTGCTTCTTTGTTATCTTTAGTTTCATCGTTTCACTTTCTTCTTAGGGAGTGGCTTTATCCTTGATGCTGCTAACCTGGCTTGGTCAGCAGTTGAATACACTGGTCTATCTAGCCAAGCAAACCAGGGTGATGTATCGTTGCCACACTTGTCGTTAATTGAGATGTGAATATGCTTTGTATGTGGATTAGAACCTGTGTAAATATCTACACCTTTTTGCGGGGTCCATATCCTGCGATTAAAGATTAAATACTTTACACGTGGGTCATTCTGTAGATTCTTAAATATCTCAGCACAATCAATACCGTGCTCAGGATCGTGAGTTAAATCTACAGCGTAGCCTGTGTTGTGGTCACTATTAGGATTCTGTTTGACGTGTGCCCTTGATGGAAGTATCCCATCCGAAACTTTCTTGCGAGATGGACTGGTCGCTGTGGCTTGTCGAAGGACAGCAGTAGCGGCAGGTGTGGCTTTCTTGACAAGTCTCTTCATTCATTTCTCCGCTACTAACTTGTACAAATCATCTATACGTTCTTCTAATCTTTTGATAGAATCTTTAATAGAACTGCCACCATTGGGCTTAAGTTCATTGAGGTAGTGCTTTACTAGCCAGCGCACTGCGCCACCAAAGCCACCGATGATTGTCATTACTGCAACAGCTACTGTTGCGTAGTCTTGTGCCTGCATTAGACCGTCCTAATGGTTACTAAGAGCAATCCGCCGTAGCCAGAGAATCGCTTATCTGATGGTGTTACGTTTCTAAAATCCATCTCTTCGATAAGTCCAATGTAGGACTCACCAGTTCTAAAGTCCTCAACGCGCAAGGTGTCACCAACGTTTTCAATTGCTTCAAGTTGTGACATACGCTCATAAGCAGAGCCTTCATAGCCTGACTCAACGCCAAAGTGATCTGACTCGTGGTCAAAGCACATCAATGGGTATTGGATTAGGCGCTGACGTGGCACTGCTGGCAATGATTTGAGCTGGTATCCAGTAAACAATGGACCCTTTAACGAATCCGTTGATGAGCGACTAAGCGTAAACTGAAAGCCTAGATACTCTTGTGCTTGACGTGGGTAATTAACATTGATTTCTGGAACGGATGCTTCTTGTGAGAATGTTCCAATTCTGTAATAGTTATTGCCTGCATCAATAGAATCAATAGCAAGGCCACCATTTGTTGTATCAATTCTTGCCTGAAGCAACTTGTAGATCTTTGTTTCTAAGGTGTTGTATCTGATATAACCAGTACGAAGATAGCCAGTAGGAACAAGTGCGGTTGTTGATTCAGCCCAAGTATTGTTACCAGTAGTAAATGCAAGTCTGTCTGAGTTACCAAAGAAGGCAACCTGATCTGCTGTTACTGATGTACCAGTTGCCACCAAGTCCCAAGCCCAAGGAAAGAACAGGCTACTTGCTAATACTGTAGTTGATAGATCTGTACGAACAAGACCTGCTTCACCATCAATGGTAGTTGCAAGGTAGGCATAGCTATCCTTAAATGCAATTGACTTACAAGCTGCATCGTCAAATAGTAAAGGACCATATTGGACATCTCCAGCACCATCTGCAATACCTATTCTGAATCCCTTGCTTGTTGCAAGAACTGCATACAAGCCTAGGTATACATCAAAGTCATAAATGAATTCACCCTTTGGCATATCAATAATAACTGTAGGAACACTTAGAGTTGGGAAACCAAGAGAGTTAGGAACTGCAGCATCTAGAGTAATCTTATAGACAGCAGAGGTTGTTCCGTTTGGGTCATAACCTGATACATAGATAGCCTCTGGTCCTTCTGCTATAGATGACCAAACCCAGTTAGTGTTAGGGTGTGTATACAAGGCTGTTGGCAGAGCAGCAGAGGCAGTAGCGTTAGCGTTTAATTCGTACAAGACATTGCCAATAGCAAGAAGCAATCGTTGCTTGACGTAACGAATGGTAGCTCTAGTAACTCCTGGAGTATTGTAAATCTCAGAGTCTGCTGGGCTTGCGCCTACTGAACCCTTGTGAACCTTTGTGCCATTGATAAAGTAATAGTTAGAGCCATCAGTTGTTACACTATAGATGGTTGAGGCAGTACCTGCCTGAGTAATAGTGGTAGACGTACCACCAGTTGTAATCTTCTTGAAGGCGGTTCCATCTGTTACATAGATACAGTCATTAGTGCCATCATTGACACCGATCAACTGAGCAGGGGCTGCACCTGAGTAGAACGAAGCAGTGTCATTAAGC